GCCAGTGAAACAACTGAATGCTGTATAGAATCCTCATTATCTGCTTGTGTCGCAGTTTTATTAGCAGAACCTACCTCAATTAGGCGAGCACCCATTTCTTTCATTTGTAGCCATTTATCAGTCATTAATTGCTTGGCTAAGTTGTTCTCACTCGCTTGAGCAATCTCAACCTTAGTTGGAAAACCATTCCGAGCGCCAATCGCTAACTTGTCCTTTTTAATGATTTCATATTGCTCAGGAGTGATACTCGGCATTGATACAATCGGTTGACCCACAATAAATCCTGATTCTTCCACATCTGCAGAATTACGATAATGAGCAAGATTTAGATCAGCCAATTCAAGCAACGGCGGATTATTAATTTCGTCTGTATTATCGATCGCACCACAAAATGTAAATGGAATATAGTTCCAATGCTTACCGTGATAATCTGTAGGATAGTAAAGCGGTCCAGCTTCATAAATTTGTTTTTCATTCCGCTCATAAAGCTGTACGGAATAAACAAAATCATCCTGATCTTTCTGTAATCTCAAAACACGGTACTGAGTATCACTCGTACGACCAAATCCATCATCATCAAGCTTTGATATATTTTCTTCAATCACGACCAAAGATAATTTTTTCTGATTTCCAACAACGATGAAATCCCAATTAATAACAGATTGAGCTTTCAATGTATGAATCATTGGAAATGCATTCTTTTGCTTATCTTCAGCCCGATTACGACTAGGCTCAACTTGTGGAAAATCGACATACACACCACAACGATAATGCTTAAAAATCAATCGAAGCATTTGTTGGGAGCTTTGATAAATAGAACGTCCTGCACCATCCGCATTTCGCTCTAAATACTCAAGCTCGTCCGGTCTTTTAAAATCAGGCAATTTATTAAATGCTGAACCAATATGACTAATCAAAGTCCGACCAGTCGCACCATAGAAAACCGCTCGATCCAAATACTCCTTATAACGGTCCTCATCCCCATCACCGAAAGTGAAAGGCACTGGTAAATATGTTTTACCTTTTTTCTTTATTGCGTCCTGTCCATCACAAACATCATCAACTTTATTCCAGGTATCAATGTTTTTAATATATTCAGGATGCTTTGAAGTTACACCTGTCATCTTCTTCTTCCAAAAATAGAAATATCTTTAAGGCTAGTCACAGGTTTTATGATCGGGAACCGCTTAGCCAAAGGATAACCACCCGCATCGCCTACATGGTCTAATCCTGCAGTTTTATCAGGCATCCCGAATTTGTCATAAACTTGCTGTTCTAGAGTTTCAGTGAAACGAGGACATTTATTTGTATTAACTCTCAACGTACGCTCACCATCGCCATTTAGAATTAATGCATTCACCGCATTAATACGATCTTTAATCGCGGGGTTAGTTCCATCAACCTCAACCCTAAAACCCTTGTCTCGTAAAATTTGGTGATCTGATTCACTGCTATTTTTTGAAGATGTGGCTTGACCAGCTGCATCAGGAATTACTGTCATTTCATGAAATGGAAAACGCTCAATGAGTAATGTTGCCATGGTTGGTGTATCTCTCACCCCAACTATTTCATCCAAGGCAAGAGGCTTACCATCACGCATGACATAAACAACTGCAGCCATTTTTAAAACGTTAAAGTCCATACCAATGATCAAATGCTCTCTAGGTTGAATCTCTTCATCTGTATGATTGAGCTTTCGATCAAAATCAGGATAAACCGCACCACTGGTCAAGTTCACAAACTGACCTTTTAAATACGCTGAGATTAACTGTGGCGGGTATGATTCAAACAAAGATGAAATATAATCATCTGGTAAATTGTTTTCATTGTCATAAGTTGAAGCTTGTATCATTCCATATAGCTTTCGTTTTGCTGCCGTTGAGTTTGCCTCTTTTACGAATTGCTCGTAAGTAAATTTGAAACCCTCAGGTGTGGTCGCAACATCGATTCCATTCATTAGACCAGGATGTTTCACACGCATACGCGCAATAATTTTACGCCATGCCTGTTGAGCCTTGTCCTTATTCATGACATCGAGTTCATCAATTAGAGAGTGACCAACCTTAAAACCTACGATCGTTTGCGGTTTCTCCATTGATCTACAAATAACAGTACTGCGGTACTGTCGACCGTAGTACAGATCAACCTCTTTATTCGATTCGTATATTTTTGTCTTCAATCCCCAGTCAAATGCAACTTCATCTATGGTTGGAAAAAAGATATCTCGGATCTGCGGATATGTTGGGGCAAAATAACCTAAAGGTACTTTTGGAAATTCCCAAGACTTATCACAGAGGCTTGAACACCCTACCCAAGTCTTGCCACTACCAAACCCTGCAACAAAGGCACGAAATTTATTCGGAAGTTGTAGAAACCTCGCCTGAGGCACGTTCAGCGTCGGGTTGATATTCGGCATCTTGTTTACTCGCATCTACAACTTGAATGGTGACTTTCACTGGCGTCGGATCATCTGCACCATCTCCATCACCTGTTTTGATTCGTTCAATTTCAAGTTGCTTTAATTGAATATCCAGGAGCTGAATCTCATAACCATGCATCTCATCTTTGAATTGTTTGATCAGCTTGGTTTTTAGAATTCTATTAACCTTTGGATCGTTATATATATTCTGTAATTCCTTGAGACGTACTGCTTTATTTGCTAAAGGGATATCGAAAACATTCGTCCTAAAATCATTTCTAGTTTGATGAAATAGATTCTTTAGTTTTTTGCTTAGATTTTTTCCCGCAAGTTTTGTTGGGTCATAAGCAGCGCACTGCCTTCTATCTATTTCTATCCCGTATTCTTGTTTGACAGCATGTGCAACCTGTTGGGGTGTATCAAAGCAAGCAAGAGACTGAACTATAAAGATTTTTACAGGCTCCCTTAATGTTGCCATAAATACACCTTTGTCAAACTACGTCAAACAAGATAGCCAAAAAAAAGAGCCTCAAGGCTCAGTTAATTAGACATGTTCCGCAGCATTTTGTTATTTCCAACTCTGAAACAAACGGCGGGTTTTGAGCGACTGCGACCATGCGCTTAACGTCCTCACTTGCTCCCCAGCGTTTGACCACTCCTATAAATTCCTCAACGTCATGACCTGCTAAATAATGTTTTGGTAAGCCTGTATGATCGCTGTAGAGTATTTCCCCTTCCTCATCACGCTCTACACCTATATGGTACAGCTCATGCTCAATCAAAGCACAAAATTCACGATCATTCGCACGTTCACAAAAGCTTGCATCTACAGTGATGAGATAAACTGGAACAAACCCAAACCAATCACGCATTTGTTGTTGTTGCCGAGCTTTACGCCATCCGCCCTGGTTAAACATAACCTTTTCACATTGACCTAATACCATTCTCTTTTTAGCAACGGCGGCAGATGACGCCCAAGCGAAAGCTAAGAATGTTTCGTCATCATGAAGTAATTCAGCTATGTGGTCATGGTCGGGATTATGTAATGTACCGCCAAGCGTTAGAAAATTGGTTACTACCCATTCTTTTAGATCCGCTGCAGGTGCCAAGCGAATCGCTTCCTCTTCCTCAGCTTGATCAATCAGGTCTGTTGGTGGAAATGGTCTGATCTGTTCCATTGAAAATATGCCTCTTCAAATTCTTAAGCCACTGACTAGAAAAATTAGCTTCGATCTGTAATGGTCCATCTTCCTGAATTTTATATCTTGGTGCTGACTCTAATCGGATCACGGTGTAACCCATATCGGCAGCAACATCGTAACGTTCCATACTCCAAGCTTTATCTTTTAGGTTACCTTTGCG